ATCAGGTGGAACAAGTTCTTTATAATCAGCAAGAACATCTAAACTCTTAGCAAGATCAATCACATCATCTTCACCTATATGATTTAATTTTTCTTCTTTTAAGACATCTTGAATAATGGACGCAGATTTTTTTAGTTTATCGGCCTTTTCTTGAATATCTGCGTCAGGGGTAAGAGATTTTTGTAATGAATACAACTTAATATTTGAGAATTCCCCTTTTTCGGCCTTTTCTTCAACTGCATAATTGCAATAGACATCACCATCCCAATCATAAGAATACATCGAAAAACTAAAATCAATAGGACTAATTTCTTTTCCATTGATTTTTATCTTAGTTCCTTCAGCAGTACCATTACTTTCGATTTTTATGTCAGCATTAGCTTCCGTAAAATCCTGTCGGGCAGTTTCTGTCTCTTCTTTAGTTGCATTTTTTACAAAAAAGAAAGTGCGTAAATTAGCTCCTTGATCTACTAAGCTAACTTCTTCGATTTTTGGGTCTATCAGTTGTTTAATTACCATAAATTTATGTTCTCGCATATTTTGTATGTATAAAATCTCTTCTCTCTATTAAACAATACACTATTGGACAAAATACCTAACTATAAGTCTAGAGACAATAAGTGTATTGTTTAATAGAGAGAGAATATTTTTAAACCTTTTTCCGACTATTCCGACTATAATAAGATAGAGAAGTTACGTATTTTAGATAAAGTAGGAGGAATATAATGGAAAAAGAAAAAATTTTTAAAAAGTATCAAGGAAATTTAATAAATATAGCTGGAACTTTATGGGATACTTGGGAATATAAAAATCATAGTTGTTTTAAGTACTTATCAAAAGAAGATATTATACAAGAAGCAAACCTTAAATTTTTACAAATTATTGATAAAATAGACAGTAAAAAAACAAAATATCAACAATTAGTATATGTAAACCAAAGCATAAGAAATCACATACTTAATTATTTTAGATATTTACTCAATAAAAAAAATTTTACTGTTATAGAACACATTAATCTTGAGAGTGTGGTAGACAAAAAAGAAGATATTTATAAAATACAAAGAGAAGTAATATATAAGTTTTTTAGCTCATTAAACAAGAATGAAAAAAAATGTGTGTCTCTTATAATAAATGGACTGTCTGATAAAGAGATTACTGAGAAATTGCATTGGGCAGATTTTACTTTAGAAATTAAAAAAGCCAGTTTTGTACAGATATTAAAGGACATAGAAAATGAATATAGACAACTACTTTTACACGATTGACCTGCCTACTGGTGCTGTTACATCTCAAAATATAGAGAAAAGTAGCACACAAACTCCTGGAGAGACAGTACTGGCAGGTGAACTAACAAACAATAACATGCTTTACAAAAAGCTGAGTAATCCCGAAGAAGTGGATGCTTGGATTGATTTATATAGGACTGATGTGTGGGTAAAAGCTGCTTCCTTTGCTATTGCTCGTGTAGTAGCTACCTTACCTATAAAACTATTTGAAAAGGTCAAAGACACGTCAGATAATGGGATAACCTCTTATGTGAAAGAACATCCCAACCATCCTATTCTTGATTTACTAGAAGACCCTAATCCAGATCAAACCAAATTTGACTTGTTTGAGGCTCTTAGTATCTACTTAGACACCGTAGGTTATGGTTATTGGGAGATTGTATATGATAAAGGAGTAGGCAATTCAGGTAAACTTAAAAGGCCAGCGGAGTTATATAATATTAGGCCTTCTTTACTTACTCCTGTTTTAGATAAAAATAAGAGAAATGTTATTGGTTATGAATATCAGACAAAAAAATGGGCTAAAAAGAAATCTTTTAAAGCAAATGAAATTGTTCCTTTTAAATATTTTAATCCTCTTAACGATTTAATAGGCTAAGGATCAGTTCAGCCTGCTGCTGATGAAATACAAACAGATAATGCCATGTTGCAATGGAATAAAGATTTCTTCTTAAAAGGTACAGTAGATGGTATGATAACTACCGATAAACCTCTTAGTCCAAAAGAAATAGCTGACTTTAGAAGAAGCTGGATAAAATCACAACGAACAGGCGGTAGAAACACCATTATAGCCAGTAAGGGACTACAATATGAACACATCGGGGTTAAACCTAAAGATGTAGACTTCTTAGACGGTCGTAAAGATAATAGGAATAGTATTTTAAGCTGTATGGGCGTGCCCGGAGTTAAGGTAAATATTCTTGAGAATGCTACTAAAGATAATTATAAACTTCAAGAAGAAGATTTCAATAGAAATACAATTGTTCCTCGATGTAAAAAGATAGCCGGAGCAATGACTAAGAAGCTAATGCCCCTTTTCTCTGATTTAAGAGGGAAAGAAGGAAAGAACTCTTCTTTCTTCTTAGCCTTTGACACAACTCTATTACTCAAAGAAGATAAAGATAAGCAGAGCAAAAGAATTACACAAGAAATCTCTCATAGTCTCAAGACACCTAACGAGGGACGCAAAGAAATGGGCTTAGAACCTGTAGACGATGATCTTATGAATAAGACATATATGCACAAAACACTTGTTCCTCTAGAAATTATTGAAAAACTGGCTAACCAAGAGAATGATAAGAAGACTAAAGACATATTAGACTTAACCAGTTCGGAAGAAATGGATGAAAAAAAAGAGGATAGTAAAGATGTGAAACATGCCATTGAAGGGACAAACAAGGACTAAAATGCCAAAAATAGGAAAATACGTCTTTGAAGAAATATCAAGGACTAAATTAGTAGAAAATCCGTCTGTTTTGTATGAAAAACTAGATAATAATCCATTTGAACCTATTATCAGTGAAAATATATGTGTTATAAGCACTAAATTTTTAAGAGAAATCATGGAAGATAAAACAAAATCATTGAATAAAGCAATGATTACAGACGTAGCATCTGCTGATAAATGGAAATTTTCAAGAGATCATTTTACTGAAGATGATTGGAACCCAATTTAATACCAAAAAATAAGGAAAAACTATGCGATTAGAAGAAATAACGATAGAAAATATCATAGATATTGAAGATGCTGAATTAAAGAAGTTAAAAAATAGGGCGGAACAGTTATACACATCTACATTGGGATGGAAATCTCACATTAAAAAGAATCAAATGGGACTGAATGATCCTATTGATAAGAGTCTTTTTATTGAAAAAAGCACTATTCTATTCAGAGAACTACATAAACGCAGATTAATAGAAGAGAAATCTACTTTGGATGCAAAACTAATCAAAAAGGCGGTTACGGGTATAGACACCCAAGATTTGCCAATTTTGATTGTAAAAAAAGATGTGGCCAATATTGGAGGGGATTTTGTTAATAATCCTCAAAAAGCGGAGTCTGTTAGCTTATATGTAGAAAAAGACTTTCCTATTGAGATACATAAAAAATTACAGAGTATTATACAAAAACACACCAATAAAGAGGTTATAGAGTCTAATATAACTAACGAACATGTTATTTCTCTATATGACCTTGTTCTCATGCCTAAAATAATCACAAAAGTTACAAAAATTGATATAAAAAAAGCAGTAAATACAGAGTTACAACTCAATTTTGTGAAAACAGATAGTAAAAATACTAAATCTTTTACAAAAAATGAAGAAAAACATCTTGTGGGCGGTATTGTTTATGAAACAGGTGTGATTGATTCAGATGGGGACACTATTTTAGACGAACAAGATATATGGAAAGCTATGGAAACATGGGCAATTGATAGTAATTTTATCATGAAATTCATGCATGAAGGCCTTCCTGTTGATGTATACCCTATTGAGAGCTTCCAAGCAGAAGAAGATACCGTTAAAGGCGGTCAAACAATACCTAAAGGGGCTTGGTACTTAACGGCTAAAGTACTTGATGAAAGTCTCTGGGAGGCTTGTAAATCCGGCGAAATCGGCAGCTTTTCTATGGCTGGCACCTGTAAAGTAAGTATTTTACAAGAATAATTATTTTTCTCTTGTTTTTACTTGTCTGTAAGTGTATAATATTATGTAATTGAAACAATTCTCAAGAAAAGAATTAGAAATAAATAAGAAAACCATGAAACAACCACAGAAGCTAGCTAACGAAACATACTTAGAAGCATATTATAAAGGTGCTTCTGATACATGTCTAAGGCTAATTCTTACATTTCAACAATTATATTCAAATACAGAAGCTCTCACTGTAAATCAAATTATAGTTATTTGTCAAGATGTGTGTGATGAAATAAACAAAAAGAAATAAGGAACTTTATGAATATTAAAAAATGGATTGCTTTTGGATGTACTCATTGTCCATTACAGGATGATGCTGCCATAAATTGGCTCATTAAAAACATTCAAGAATATAAACCCGACTATGTAATACACTTGGGTGATTTATTTGAAGCTGCGTCTGCAAGTCGCTGGGACAATGAGGAAAATTTTACCCTGGAAGATGAATTTTTTTCCGCAAATGAGATGCTTTTTAATATCCGCAAACACAGCGGCAAGGCTAAATGTGTGTTTGTTCCCGGTAATCACGATTATAATATCCTAGCAATAAATAGAATTGATAAAAGATTAAGAGGATTATGTGATTGGCGAAAAGAACAAAATATGCCTGAACTTAAAAATTGGGAAGTGCCCTGTGAATACACATACGATAGAAATAGGGGTGTTTTTAGACTAGGACAAGTTACTTTTGCTCATGGGTATGAGGCTAGCACAAGTTCAAATGAGATGCAAAGCATTCTTTTAAGTAATCCATACAGTCTATTTTGTTCAGCTCACACCCATAAAGGAGTGCCCGTCACACAAGCTCAAAGAACAAAAGCGGTCAAATTGCCTTATTGGTATACGAATGTTGGTTGTATGCGCAATCTAGACCCTGAATGGTGTAATAGGAAGAGAACCTTTGAGTGGACACAAGGACTTGTTAAGGGGGACACATTAGTAGATTCAGGATCACTTTCCTGTAGAGCTAGGTATTCCACTGCTTGGAATGCCGAGTCTCTTATTTTCAAAACTAAATCAGAATACACAAAAAAATAAATTATACTTGTTTATTATACAATAACTTGTTATAATATAAGTAAGAAAAGAATAAAATGACAAATAAACCAGATAATAAAATAGAAAAACTTGTAGAAAAGAATTTTCCAGACTCAACCACAAATCAAAAAAAGAAATTAGCCAATAAGATTGAGTCTATACCTATCAGTTTTAGAAAAAGATATATCACTGCCATGAAAGGCAAAAATAAATTAGTAGCCATGGAGTATTTTTGTTTGGAGTGTATGGGATTTACCCATGATGAATGTGATTGTTTTACTTGTCCACTATATCCATATAGAAAATCAATATGAATAAATACGAACAAGAATGTCAAAAAATCTATACTGATTATTATGTGTTTGATTTTGATACCCTACCATTAGAAGAAACAGATAATGGTGTTTTTACTTTTTTATATTATGATAATTTATTATTTACTAAGGATAAGCATACTAAATCTAAAGAGATATGGTTAATGGTGGGCACAAGTGATGTTGTTTGTTTATGGCACAATTCACATTGGAACTATACTATATCAGAAGAAATGAAAAAAATAACCACGCTACTTTATGAATCATATTTATTTGATGCTGGGATATCAAATAGAGACACAAAAAAATATATAGCAGATATTATTGAAGAGTATTTTAAAAATAATAAGAGAAAAGAATAAAAATGAAAAGAATATCAGTAAAATCAAGTAATGTAAACTCTGTTGGCTATGATGAAGTAACAAAAACCCTAGAGATTGAGTTTTCTTCTAATATTATCTATCAATACTTTGGTATAGAATTAGATAAATATAAGGATTTAATAGCAGCAGATTCTATAGGTAAATACCTTAATAAGAATATTAAAAATAATTATACTTATAAAAGAATGTAAATAATTTAAAAATATACTTGTCTTAGGGGAATAACATCGTTATAATAAAAGTAAATTACTTAATAGATAAGTAATCATATAAAATCTATGAAAGGAAAAAAATGAATTATTTAGTAATAATAGGAGTTGCACTTATAAGCATTCTTTTATCAACAGCAATTTTAATTCTAATTTTAATATTATTTAATTATTCTCAAAGAATAAAAAGTCTTTCAAAATGTGTAGATAATATAAATGAAGCTAGAATAAAACAAGATGAAGAAATATGTCGTATTGATGGCGGACATGAATGGCAATTTATAAAATTTAATGATTGTACTTATCGCTGTCAAGGATATTTTTCATTTACATATATTCCCGATATTAAGTATCAATATAAATGTATTCTTTGTGGAAAAATTAAGAATTATTCGTGGGATGAGCTTAGTAAAAAAGAACAACAAGCAATGAATGAATTAGGATTATCGGATGCGGATAATGAATAGGGAAATTAAATTTAGGGTTTGGAATGGTCATCACATGTACCATCCTTATTCACTGCATTTTAGTAGTAGTTCTAATCTGGCCTATTGTGTGGACTTATATGGTAAGGACATACAAAGTCCGTCTATTATGCAATACATAGGTATAAAAGATAAAAATGGTACAGAGATATATGAGGGTGATGTGGTAAAGGTAAAATCTGTTTCACTTTGGGATAATAGTGTTGTGATGTATTTAGGAATAGAATGGTATTTGGCAAATTCTAATGACTATATTAAGCTATCAGAATTTAAGCCTGATGAGATTGAAGTTATTAGTAATGTCCATGAGAAGGGACAAATATGTTAAATCCAGATAAAGTATATGCACTAACACGTGATGATATAAATAAAGATAATAATGATCCTTTTGTTATATTGACATTAGAAGAGATACTTAAAGTACGTAATGAAGCCTTAACTAAAAGAGATGATGAACAATTTGATATGTTTGGGCATACCTTTATGATGCCTGTAGCACTAATAAAAGCTAATACTAGACTTATGAGAGGAAAATAATGGGATCTGATTACTATTACTTACTAACTATTCTATATGATAACAGGCTTATTAAATGTGCTTTACAGGTAGACAATAAGAAAATATCAAATAATGCAAAAGAATATTGTATGGAAGAAGAATCAAGAAAGGAACTGAGAGCATTATTGCCTCCCCATGTAAGAAGCTTAGGGCCAATAGTCAATGTTGAGTATATATTTAATATTCATGTGATATAGTATCTATTATATTGCACGTTAACATCTTAAATGTTAGTATACTCTTAATCGAGTAAATATTCTAAAAATTAAGGAAAGCTATGGCAACTAAAGTAAATACAAAAACAGAAGAAGATATTAAGAATACACATAAAAAAATAAGTATTAAGATGATAGAAAATATCATCAAACTTAAAAAACAACAAGATAAAGAAATTAATAAGCTTTGTAAGGTCTTTCCATATGCTTTTGAGAGTTCTCTTATTAATATTTTAGAGAAAATACTTAATCTTGCTATTGATAATGCTGAACTTTATATAACAAAAATTCCTAAAGATGAAGATTGGATTTCATGGTATATATATGATTCACCTCCTTTAAAAAAAGTAATAATTAAAGATAAGAAATATATTATTAAATCACCACTGGATCTATATAAAATTATGATGTCAGAATAAAAGGTTAAAAGAAGAGTTTATAATTTATTAATAAGCATTGCAGTAAGGAGATGAAATGAAATCACTAATTGAGGCATTTGATATTAATAGTCCAGCCAACCTCTGTAAAGGCAAGATATTTCGGTATAATGTAAACCATTATGTGAGTAAAAGAGGAGAGTTTGTCTCAAAGACTACACTAACTCCAGCAAAGAAATTATCATGTAAAGGCTGTGAGTATTGTGAGCCAGGATTAGAATCAGCTATTGAATACAGTAATGAAGGGGATGGAATAGATATCGAAGCTGTTCAAAATGGTGATTATGTTAAACTTACATGTGTTTGTATTGGTGGTAATTACGAGGATATGTATGATGAGTGGGAACCAAGATTTGTAAAATATGAGTTAAAAGAAGATTAAATAAAATTTCTTGTGATATAATAATTTACTCTCCCGAGCTAAAAAATTGGAAAAAATAAAATGAACACATCACACACATATTCAATTAAAATATATACAAAAGAATCTAAAATAGAAGATATTGTATGGGAAGTTTTGGATTATCAATTATGTTTTATATCTTATATTGTTAACAATCCCACGTATGCGGTAGGTATTGGATTAACAGGTAAGGAATGTGTTGAATATGTAAATAAATTACCTGATAAAAAATACACAGTAGTAGTATATAAAGAGGATGATGAAATACCTATTAATAAATGGGAAAATTTAAATAGGGATATCGTGTTGGATATTGCATATGTTGTTGATGGAAGAGAAGAACTTATAGAGAATATTAATAAACCTGTTATATTTTCCTAATATTCTTTATTATTGTAAATAATGTAATAATTGAGCAATAATTGAGCAATAATTGAATAGAATTACTCTCTGGGGGCTAAAAATTGGAAAAATTCAAGGGAGAGGACACACCCCCTATATTTATCATTATTCCTATTATTCCCAAATTTCCGATTATTCAGAGTATTCAGAGTATTCCTAGTATTCAGAGTATTCCTAGTATTCAGAGTATTCCTAGTATTCAGAGTATTCAGAGTATTCAGAGTATTCAGAGTATTCAGAGTATTCCTAGTATTCCTAGTATTCAGAGTATTCAGAGTATTCAGAGTATTCAGAGTATTCAGAGTATTCAGAGTATTCAGAGTATTCAGAGTATTCAGAGTATTCAGAGTATTCAGAGTATTCCTAGTATTCAGAGTATTCAGA